CAAGTCTTCCAATGTCACATCAAATCCATTAGCAAGTAATGTTGAAAATTCAAGAATATTATTAGTAGAAAGAAGAGAAGATGACGGCGCTTTTAGTTTGTATGTGTCTTGCGTCTTTGCAGAAGCATCGTTACAGGGTAAGTTGCAAAATTCAAACAGTATTTACTTCGCTACGGGCGAATCCCCTAGGTGGACGTTTAATGACAATGATATTTATGTTTATCCTGAATTAGCGGCGGGGAACCCAGCAAGATATTATTCGATGAATAATCCAACAATAGAGCATGGTGATACTTCTGTGACCGCTTTCCCTGATGAGTTAGAACACGCCCTAGTCCTTGGTGCTAGTGCAATATTAAAACAGAGAACTATCACATTTTATAACGAAGATGAAGATGCTGAAATAGTTGCTCTTCATCGTGCTCAATGGGCAGAATTAGAACAAAAATATAAAGATGCCCTAGCTCCATATCTAGCAACAAGTGAATAATGCCCAAACAGACCTACATTATTAATGAATTTCATGGTGGGGTAAATTCTAATGCTGACCCTAGGGATATTGATAAATCAGAATCTCCAGACATTTCAGCATCCATAGACAATTTTGGAAAGATTCGTACAGTAGGTGGATTTGACAAGGGAGACGCAAGTAATAATGCTACAGCCGCTATCGACGATAAACACGGTTTATTTGTTATGGGTAGCGACGCTCAGATTGATAATGACGCCGCTGATGAAACTTTGATATTTCATTATGATTTTGGAACAAATATTGATGTCTATGATAGCGAGGGCTGGCACGATAGCGAAATAACTACAGCGGCAAATGCTAAACCAGTTTATTTTTCTGCCGATGGAATCTTAAGAGTCGGCGATGCTAACTTAGGCGGATTGACACGTTGGTACGGACACATAAAAAGGACGGTTTTTGAGTCGCTTACCGCAGATACTGATATTGATAATTGGGTTGATACCAATGCTTACCCTGCAACCCCATCTGCCGGAAAATGCCTCATTAGCACTCCATTTAAAGCAAATGACACAAGTGGTGTAAATTCTAGTACAGCAGAGTATATAAGCACTGGAGGCGGGGCGGTAATGGAGGCATCAGCTTTAAATCTAAGGGTTGGTCTTTCTGGAATAACATCTGTAAAAACATCTGGGGATGCTATAACTGCCACTAGTGATGCTAATAAATTGCCTAATGAATCCGCTAATTTATTTACTGATTATAAGAATTATGGCGGTGGGAGCGCTGATACCTATGCCGCTGACCAAGATGTATACCCATTATTCTTAGATAATAACATAAACATTGGGGCGGCTCCAAATTCAAGTACGACCAACCCTAGTGGAGTTGATGACGATATATATAACTCTATCAATATTGATACGTCTTCTGCGACGCTTCTTAGTTATACAGTTAGTGAAGAAAAATCGGTTGCTGTGGGAGTTTATTTAGCTGAAGCAGAGTTGATTAAGGTAGATTATATTTATATAGACTTAGGTACTGATTCAAGCAACTATAGAAGATGGCAGGTTCCAGTTGGAAAGTGCACAATAGGTTGGAATGTAATTGTATGTGAACAAGGAATGCACACGTTAGAAACTGGTACTCCCCCAGCATATGGAGCTACTCATGCTTATATAAATATATATATAAGACAGTTATCTGGCAATGCTGGAAACGATGTTCCGAGAGTGTATATCAGTGGTCCTGTTGTTATAGATAAGGTTGGTAGCGTCGGATTTACAGAAGGCACATATTCTTTTGGGTACTCTTGGCTTTACGATGATGAGAAGCAAGAGTCTATAATTTATAAACTGGAAGACCTAGATACGAGCACTCTCCCTTATGAATTAAATCAGATTACAATAATAGGTGCGCCTATTCTATTTAATTTTGATATTTATTTAACTCCTCACCCGACGACAAGTTATACTTTAAATAAAAGAATCATTGGCTCTCGAATTTATTATAAAAAAACAAGTGACGATAATCACTATTTAATTGGAGAATTAAATTTTGTAGATAAAGGTTTTAAGTTTTTTCCAGAATCAGAAACCTATGATTATAATATAGTCGCCCCCACCAATACAATGTCTCCATTGTCTGTGCTTACACAGGCTATTACACCAGCGTCGGCAAATGTGGTTGATACGTGGAAAAGTCTAAATGGATTTTATCAGAAAGTGGATACTTTGGAGGCGGCTTGGAAAACGGGAACTGTACAGGGTAGGAAAGCTTACATCGGTAATGTAAAGCAAGATGGTATAACATATCCAGATAGGATGTTAAAAAGTATGGTTAATCGCTTTGACTCATTCCCCAATAAGGAAAGTATTGTAGACGTTGCCGTTAGGGATGGTGAAAATATCGTTAAGTTGGAGTCCTTTGCAGACAGGGTGCTTCAGTTTAAGGAAAAAACTCTTTATATTATAAACGTGGCTCAGGGTTCAGAGTTTTTAGAGAGCGTCCACCCATTTATGGGAATTAATTATGAATATCATAGTGTAAAAACAGAGAAGGGCATAGCGTTTTTTAATGAATATGGTGCATACTTATATAATGGAAACGAAATAATAGATTTATTAGAAAAAAACGGAAAGGTCTTGATAAGCGAAGATACTTGGAGAGACTTCATTACGGAAGGTAGTATAGCAGAGAGCTCTATTGGATATGCGCCAAAAAAACACCAAATAGTGTTTATGGAGCGATTAGGTGATGTTTATTTTTATAATTTAAAAACCGGGGCTTGGACAACATGTCAAGATATGCTTGATTATAATGACGCTGACCCTGCGGCAATGACAAATTTTGCTTTAAATGGCGATAATGATATGTTTTTTATTGGAGGAACAAAATCTCAAATATATAAATATGACCATACTCCGTCACCTACTCACGATTTTAATTATGTAACAAGAGATATTGATTTTGGAGACCCTTCTGTTCGCAAGAAAGTGTACAAAGTGTATATGACATATAAAACGGGGGTAAGTAATTTGCCAAATATTATATGTAAGTTTGATATAAATGGAGCAAGCTCTTATGATAAATTATTTGCGTCTAGCACTAACTATTCTGAATATGTGACTGGTGAAACAGGTGCTTATTATTCTTTGGCTCCAGCGACTAATTGGACTACGGTTGAATTAAAACCAGCAACAAGTTCTGATGCTAATAATATTTATTCATTTGCTTTAAGCGTTTCAACTGGAAGTGTCCACTCTGGTACATTGGCGAGTGCCGATAGCACAACAGCTATTACATTGGACTCAGGCGCATCTGCCGTAGATGATTTTTATAACAATATGACACTTACTACATGGAGCGGTCTAAGAAAAGGGGAGACAGTTCGAGTGACAGATTATGTTGGTGGTGATAAATCAGCTACGGTTTCACCTGCTTTTAGTGGCACCCCAGACAATACAACAAAATTTATAGTAGGTTTGGTTCCGTCTTCGTTTGAAATAAACGATATAACAATAGTTTACAGAATTAAGAGTGTAAAATAATGGCTTTTAATAGATATGAACGAATATTGAGCGCTAAGAAATCAAGTGCTCCAATGTTTAGAAAAGGCGCGCCTGATAATAAGGAAGGTTCTAATGGCGATATAGTTTATGCCGATATAAGCGGTCTTGGTACGGTTCAGTATATCAAAAAAGATAACGCTTGGATAGCAATGTCTTCTTCCGGTGAAATGCCAGCAGTAAGGTTCGTTGGAGGCGGCGGAGGTGGGGCTAGTGTCGGTGGCGGAGTTAGCGACCACTCTGAATTAAGCGGCTTATCACTAGACGACCATGAGCAATATCTCCTTATTGATGGCTCAAGGGCTATGACTGGAGATTTAAGTCTTGGAGGGGGCGATGGGGCATTAACATTTACTGTTGCAGGTGAAAACTCAATAAAGATTCCAGATAATCAAGCAAGTGCTTTAATAATAGAAGAAGCTAATGCGGCTTATCTAACATTCGTTACTACTAATAGTGGTGAAAAAGTAGTATTTAGCAAACCATTAGAAGGGACTACAATAGATGCCACTACTGATTTTACTATTGATGGGTTAGTAATAACTGCCGATACCATAACTAATGATGCGGCTTTAACAGTTGATGCGGCTGGAGATATAATACTTGATGCAAATAGTGGTGTTACTAAGTTTTACTTAGCTGGAGATACAGATGATTTAT